ATGTTTTCAGATAAGGTACGGATCACTTTGTCTAAGCCATCGCCACGAATTGTTGCCTGTGTAAGTTCGGTATGAAGTTGATTCAACAGCTTATCTTTGTTATCCCATACCCTGTCTGAGAAATTTTTACCGTCCGGTGTCCATGGTTTTGATAAAATCTGTTGTATACTGACTTCATTCAACCGCTGCAATTGGATGCCAACGCCAATGCCTTTTTGTAGTTCAAACGCTGTATGGTAATAGCCATCCGCATACATCTGCTGCATTGTTTTATCTAAACCATCTAACTGATTGCCATACAAAACTTCAAGAGACTGCTGAAGCTGTAGCTTCATAGACTCAAGTTTTGAAATATGCACTTTTGCTGATGCGTTTTCAAGTTGTTTGATCCAGGTGGAACTTACATTATTTTCTTCACCATGCTTGATATAGTCTTCGACGGTCCAGTGAAACTCTTTGAGTTCATTGGCGGTAAGAAGTTTTTTTGCATCGACATAAGAAATATCATTATTAACCGCAAGGCGCTTATACCATAAAGACATATCGCGTTCCATAGTCTGTAATGCGACACGATATTGTTTTTCAACTTCCGTGTAATAATCAAGACCTTGATCTAAAAGAGCGAGTTCTAACTGTTCAAAGCGACCGCGCCAATATTCAGCGTTTGGCATTTACATCAACCCCTTTAGACGAACGATCTTTATTGCCAAAGGTTTGCTTATAGTTATCCATTTCAGAGAGCTGTTCTTCTTTTTCTTTGGCCAACTGTTTTTCTTCTTCATCTGCATTTTCCACAAAGGGATGATTTTTTATAATCGTCTTGCTTGAAATAATGCCGACCGAATCTTTACAGATTGTTGCAAGCTCTAAATCATTGGCTATCGATGTGCGGGTCCATGTTTGCGTGATGTTTGTAACAGCAATATTTTTCGCCTGGCAAATTGCTCTCACCAGATCGCCAAAGCCTAAACGAAATTCTGTTTCCATGAGTCCGGCTTTTAACTCTAAAAGTGAATACAGATATTTTAAAGCAACACCGGAAGCATTTCCGAAATCTTGTGGCTGCGGATCCACGCCTTGCCCCTGCTCAAATATGCCTTTGCGAGTCATATCCAAAAGTTTCTCTCTCGCCTCGATTGGAATATCGATTGTCACCGTTTCAAGACCTGACCGATCATCTGCACCAGTCGACTCCATTTTTACCGTTTTATATTTCTTGATATCAGACAAAAAGCTGTTGAGGTCGGTGCCATTATAATTGGTCAGTAAGAAAATGATTTCTTGAATGTCTTCAAGATCATTGGCAAAGCCGCTGTAAACCTTATCATATGTATCAACCAAGGCTTTTACATTATCCAAATCACTGACTGCAATATTGTTGTTTGGAAATGGTATAAAGGGTACCCGACCCAATGAATGCTTTAGCTGATTTGGTTCTTCACCAACCCCTGCATCCACAAAATTCATAAACAACGAGTATGCCACAAGCCCTGTATCAATTGTATCCTCAGCAGCTTTCTGATAAGCCCAGCATTCTGTATCTGTCCAGTATTCGTAAATATCCCACGTTTTTCCTTCATCATCAATATTTTTATAAACACGCAGCACCGCCAAAAGTTCTTTTTTTAGGTGCGTGGACCATATGGGGATAATCTGCTTTGAATCGACAATGCCATATTCAAATTCATTGTTTTCATTCATCCAATAATGGAGCCAGGCCATACCGGCATTGGATGCATTAACGCAGAGATCTTTGCAGTTTTTAGCGTATATATCGCCCAAAGTATCTGCTATCACTTGATTATTGGATGAATTGCCAACATCAAACAGCGGCGGGGCGGTAAACATATACGACGCTTTCTGATTGACCAAAAGCCCATAAAAATTGCGCGGCACTCGGTTATCAGCACTGCGCAAAGGATTTTCTGTTTCATCATCTGGTTTTGTTTTATAGAGAATATCATTCTTGTTGCGATAATATCGCTCTGCTGTCAACGCATTGACAATCACGTTCGAATGACCAAGCGTGTGCTTCGCTATCAGTTTTTTTGCCGTTAGTATATCCAAATATATCACCCCCTTATTTTAATACGCTCATACCGCTTCTCCGCATTTCATCTTCACAACCATAACGAATCGCATCGATCGCATGATTGTTTCTGTCTGGATAGGCGCTGATAAATTCACCATCTTTATTTTTCTCATACTCATAATTCACAATTTCCTTGTAGGTATGCGGACAACGACGCTTATCAATTACAATCTTCGCTAGTCCCTGGAGCCATTTCATCCCATATTCAACGGAATCGGGACCTTTTTTAGCGCCCCAAATATTTAAACCATAACCACGCATTTCAGAAATGGATTTTGGTTCTGCACTGTCTCCAGTTACGCGGCGCTGGCCCACTTTATCTTTAATTTTTTCATATGCCCTTTTATTGCTTAACTTTTGTTGATATACTTCGTCAAAAATATAAAGTATTTCATTCTTTTTATCATAATGCATATCAACAAACGCAAATGGATCCACAGCGAAACCAAAGTCTAAACCGTGTTTTCGACGGTCAAACATCAAAATTTCTTCATCCGTAATCATGCGCTCTTCCACATTATCAAACACGCTACCACCAGTTCCAGTAACTTCACCAAGATACTCATGCCGATACAGTTCTTCACGGCTGTTTTTAAGCTTTTCAGCCTCAAGGAAAAATTGTTCGCCAAGCCAATTATTTGGCACTTGCAAATAGGTCGTGTGACTAATCAGACGATCTGCATCATCAATCAGCTGTTCACTATTTACCCAACTATCTCGGCTTTTTGGCGGATTGAATGAACTAAAACACCAAAACTCTTTACCACCACGCATGAGCGATTGATTGAGACTTCGTATTTCTTCCATACCGGTGAACTGGTCCAGTTCTTCATACCACACAATACCAACATATCCAAAAGGCAGCTTGATCGATTTTATTTTCGTCTTATCGTCAACACCAAAGAAAAGAATCTTTTGACCGGTGTGCTTATACGTAATTTCCAGTGGGCTTGTCTTGAATTTAAATTTCGATGTAAGCCCTAACTGCTCTATACCCCATTGAATCTGGTTAAACACACTATTTCTAAGCGTATTGCCGACTTTGCGAAGGACTACTGCATGGCAATTGGGATGCTGTTTGAGTAAGAGTGGCACCTCAATACTGATAAACGAAGACTTTGTGCTGCCACGACCGCCTTTATTCCAATAGTGCGTATGACCATGTTTCTTTATATCGCGATGGACCTTTCGAAATGCTGGTGCGATAATCTCACTTAATCGAATTTTATTCATCATCACCATCATCTCCAATATCATCTATGATGCTTACCCCATCACTGTCATCGCCACCCTTTCTCAATGTTTCAACCTCAGCCCGTAATTTTTCTACTCGTAATCGCTGCTCTTCTGTAGCCATTTCAGATCGGCAAAGTTCTTCGTACTGTTTAAGCATATTGGTCAATGCTGTCATAGCCGTAGATTGCGCTTTTAGGAATGTAGCCTGCTTATCCCACGCAAATTGCAATTCATATTCTTCTTCCCATGATGAATCACCACTTTTCTGGCGTTTAAGAACCTTCGTCAAATCTTCATGATTCTCAACATACATTACCTTCTGTGCCCGAAGTATCGCTGCATACTTGATACAAATATTTCCCCAAAGGATGTCGATTGGCGAAACCTCTACCAATTCTTTTGCAATCTCCAATGTTTCGGGCGGCAGAAACTTTGCAAACAGTCCATGAGTCATAGCGTTTGCATTGCCTTTGGGCGGGCCACCATTATTGCCAAGTCCATTTTTATTATTGGGCGGCGCACCATGCCCTTTTGCATTTTGATTGCCAGGTGGAGCTCCCTTTTTTATTGGAGCGTTCCCTTTTTCCAAGGGGAGCGCTCCCTTATTTGAATTGGAGCGCTCCTTTATTTTTTCGTCCCATTTATCTACCGTTTTCCACTTACGAATTTTTGAATCTGCAAGATTTAACTCTCTAGCAATGTCTTTAAGCAGTTTCTTCCCACCACTATCTTGCCAAAGCTGAAATGCTTTATCTCTGTCTGGACTTCTCGCTCTTCCCATTTTACATAGTCACCACCATCCTAAAGTCAAAATAGTAATTATCTCCATTATCTTTCTATAGCTTTTCTTCCGTCCAATATTCTCACAAAATCTCTTTTTGATCTTCCCCAGTATAATATTCAATTGATTGGTACCCCTACTTGACACAATATTGTCTGGTATATAGTATGATTATATATATCAGACATAAAAGGAGAAAAAAATGAAAGTGATGGGATTTATTGCAAGCCCTAGAAAAGAAGGCAACACCGCTTGGATAGTAAACAAAATACTCGAAGGTGCCAAAGAAGAAGGCGCTGAAACTAAATCATGGTATTTCAATGATCTTAATATCAAACCTTGCCAAGGTTGTTTGGCTTGCAAAAAGGGTGATCAAGGTTGTGTTATTAACGACGATATGCAAAAACTTTATGATGCGCTTGAACATACAGATGCCATTGTTTTCGGCTCACCGATTTACATGGGGCAAATGAGTTCCCAGGCGAAGATATTCACTGACAGATTATTTGCGAGATTCTCTCCAAAATTTTCTCCGCATTTCAAAGAAAAAAGGAAAAAAAAGCTTATCCTTGTGTTTGATCAAGGTAATCCTGATTCTAGCCTGTTCCAGTCATATATTGATTATACGCAACATATTTTTCAACTACTGGAATTTGATGTTCAAAGCGTCCCCGTCATTGCTGGGATGCGAAATGGACCAGCTCATGAAAGAAAAGAGTTACACACCACTATGAAAGATATAGGTTCGTCATTGGTTTCGGAACAATTTTCCAAATAAATAAGTTGCGATTCTGAACTTTCCCAAGAACAATGCAGCTTGTAAACGTCCATGACCACGAACAACAAAGCCAGAGCGTTTGGATACCGTTACCGATGTCCTCCAGCCCTGGCTTTGTATGATTTTCGCTAAAAGCTCTATTTGTTTTTTAGGATGCTGATTCGGATTACGCGGATTCGGCACTAATTCCGCTGGATCAATAAGCTCCGTGTATGAGCAATATATTGGTATTTCTTGCATTGATTCACCCTCTTTAATTTTCTATAAAAACAGTCATTGTCGGCATCGCGTAAGCAATTGCATCTAAAAATGCAGATAACACTTATTTTTAAAGTATTATCTGCATTCATTTCCGATAATAGAAGATTATTGGAACCTCATTTCACGGATTAATTTATGATGCCTACTTCTTTTTCCTCCTGATTTCAGACAAAAGAAAAGACAGCTCCATAAAAAGCTGTCCACAATCATATATTGTTTTTTTTAGAGTCCGAAACTCTATTCCAGCCCCACCAGTTTGGCAGTAAATCTTCTAGGTGGATTATTTCACGTTTATCATAATCAACCATAATTTCGGTATCTTTATTTTTAACAGAAAGCTGCATCATAAATTCTCGGCAAGCGCCACATGGCATACCGCTTATTCCTTGTGGTGGAGCATCTCTAAAGGCAATTAATCGTTTAATAACTGTTTGATTGCTGGTTATATACATATTTAGGGCAGCAACGCGTTCTGCACATAAATTCATAACACCACTAGAGCTTTCTATACAGAAGCCTGTGTAGATATTACCATCTTCAGCTTCGAGTGCACATACAACGTGATGGGTTCGGATGAATGGTGAAACGTTTGTTGGTTGATATTCTTTCATTGCTTCTACATATAAATGTTCCCAAATATCTCGATAGTCATTCGTTACTATGATAATCACGACCTATACTGCATATTATTTTATTATCGGAATATC